GGAACCAACGTGAGGCTCATCATTGACCTCAAACCCTACACCATGGCTACCAAAATTGGCCTGTCGTTCAAAGTCCGAGGTGCTCAAGTTCTCAAACTGGTCGGCCCTGGTGGGTCTGATAGTGGTGATCTTAGTGCTGAAGACGTGGCTAGCATTTTTGGTACTACAGACGGCTTCAAAGCAAGCGCTCCTGCGTTTGAACCGAACGATGAAGCAGTTGGTTCAACCATTGCCGACGACGACCTCCCCTTCTAAACACCGCTACTCCAATGATTGATTTCCAAGTCACCAAGAACCCCGAACTGGGGAACATCTACGAAGGTATCCTGACCTGCGAACTTCCCAAGATCACTGTTGTCCGCTACAAAGCTGATCGTGATGATTTCAAGTACGAGATGCGTCGTGCTGTGTCGGAAGTTGTTGAGGAGATGATCGACAAAGCTATGAAAGATGACTGATGAGCCAATACCGTTCTCGTCTTGAAGAACGGCTTGGTAAGTGGTTATCTCAAAACGATCTATCTTTTGAGTATGAAACTGTTAAGTTAGATTACACCTTATCCGCCGTCTATAAACCAGATTTTATTCTGCCGAACGGGGTGATGCTGGAAGCCAAGGGCTGGTTCAAACCAGAAGACAGACGCAAGATGCTTGCCGTAAAAAAGCAGCATCCTGAGGCTGACATCCGCTTGGTCTTCCAGGCTCCTCACAACACAATCACCAAACAATCCAAGACCACCTACTCAATGTGGGCGGAGAAACATGGATTCCCTTGGTGTCCAGCTCACAACATTCCCATTGAATGGTTTGAATGAAAATCTCCAAAGCTCTTGCTGGTAAGCAATTCATCAGCAAGAAAAAGAAAAGCCGCCGCCCACCCAAAGGTGTCAAACCCTACCGTGGTCAAGGACGCAAATGATCCATCCTCCTTTTGGTTGTAAGGAACGCTTGAAGGCTCTTTTCGGAGACACTCTTGCAGAATGTTCCGAACAGTATGATCCTCAAGAAGTAGCTGATGCTTTTGTTGAGGAGCTAGACAGCTGGATCACCTATCACCACAATTGTGCTAACGCTTATGAGCTTATCCGAGAATCTCTCAGAAAGCGAGTTTGTGAGGCATGAGCCCTGCCCTTCCTGTGGCAGTAGTGATGCCCTTGGTCGTTATTCTGATGGTCATGGGCATTGTTTTTCTTGCGGTCACTATGAGCATGGTGATGGCGAGACTGTTCCTTTTCACAAGCCGCAACGCACCAACGTCGCAATGGAATTTACCGGGGACATCATTCCTCTTCGTTCCAGGGGTCTTCTTGAGGACACCGTAAAGAAGTTCAACGTTCGGTATGACGCCGAATCGAGAACACTACGGTTCCCTTACTACGACACCTCGGGACAGCTGGTTGCATTCAAAACCAAGACAGCAGACAAAGACATCCGTTGGGTTGGTAAGAACGCAGACCACGCCCTGTTCGGACAGCAGCTCTTTGGAGGTGCCAAAGGTAACAACAAGACCATTGTTATCACCGAAGGGGAAGAGGACGCCATGAGCGTCTGGCAAGCCCGGCCTAACTGGCCTGTGGTGAGCCTTGATGCCGGTGCAAAGGGAGGCAAACGTAGTCTTCAGCATCAATACAAGTTCATTGATCGCTACGAAGAGATTGTCCTTTTCTTTGATTCCGACGAAGCTGGCAAGGCAGCAGCAGCCGAATGTGCTCAGCTGTTCAGCCACTCCAAGATCTTTATCGCCACGCTCAGTGGTTACAAAGATGCCAACGAAGCAATCGTTGCCAAAGACCCTGATGCCATACGTCAGGCATTTTGGCAGAAGAAACCCTACTCTCCAAAAACCGTCATCGACGGAAGAGACCTCTTCGATCTGGCTTCTCGCCCTTTACATGGTCGGGATGCTGACTGGCCTTTTAGTGGCCTTGATCAGCTTACTTCTGGACTACGACTGGGGGAGCTCGTTACAGTGACGGCCGGTTCTGGCGTGGGCAAAAGCACCTTTTGTGGGGAAGTTGCCCAAGCGTTGGTTGACCAATCCCAAAAGGTTGGCTACATTGCGCTTGAAGAGTCACTGCAACGCACGGCTCTTCGCTTGATGTCTGTCAAAGCACAAAAGCCGCTCCACCTCAACAATGAGCTGCCACCAGAACAACTCAAAGAAGCCTTTGATGCCTCGCTTGGTACGGGGCAAGTCTTCCTCCGTGATGGCTTTGGTTCGGTTGATCCTGATGCGATCCTTAGTGACTGCCGATTTATGGCGCAAGCTAAGGAGGTCAAGTGGATCATCCTGGACCACCTCTCGATTCTTATGTCTGGGAATGAGTCGCACGACGAAAGGAAGCTGATTGACGTTACAATGACCAAGCTTCGTTCCTTTGTTGAAGAGACAGGAGTTGGCATGATTCTGATCAGCCACCTCAAACGTCCACAGGGAGACAAAGGTCACGAAGACGGTCAGCAAGTCAGCCTTGGACAGCTACGAGGCAGTCACAGTATTGTCCAGCTATCCGACATGGTTGTTGCTATCGAACGCAATCTTTCCTCTGGGCACAGCCACGCTGCTGTGCGTGTGTTGAAGAACCGCTTCAACGGACAGACAGGTAAAGCATCCACTATTGTTTACAACCAGGAAACTGGTCGTATGATTGAAGATCTAAATGCAGAATTTGATGGCTCATCCTCATCCAAACGATCATTTGACGGAGCATCTGACCCATTTGGAGAATATTAAACTAGATGCTGTTTGTACCTGCGGCTGTAACGCCTTCTTTTATTCGGAAATGGAGCCTGATGGCTATTTCTGTTTGGAATGTGGCAAGCCGGATCCAATCACGCAACAAACCCTTGACACAGAAGAACCAGGGTACTGGGGCCTATGACTAGGTTAGCCTTCGACATTGAGACGAACGGCTTGCCTCGTAAAGGCATGAGCTGTGTCCACTGCATCGTCACCAAAAACCTTGATACCGGAGAAGTCCTTCGGTACAACGACAGCGGTACTCACGAGTCTGTGACTACTGGTGTCAACATGCTTGCTGAAGCCAAGCTCTTAGTCGGTCACAACGTGGTTGGCTTTGACGTACCAGCGCTTCAGTTGATCTACCCCTTCTTTGAACCCGAAGCTGAGATCCTCGACACGTTGATCCTCAGTCGGATGTTCTACCCAGACATCCTGTCCATTGACTACCGCAGACGCCCTACGGCTATGCCTGGTAAGCTCTATGGACGCCACAGCCTTGAAGCCTGGGGCTATCGCCTCGGTGATTACAAGGGTGAGTTTGGTAAGGACACTGACTGGTCTGAGTGGTCCCAAGAAATGGAGGACTACTGCGAACAGGATGTCCATGTGGTTGAAACCCTCTTTACTCGCACCTTTGTTGAACGCAAAGATGACAAGGGTATGAACCGCCTGGAGCGCCACGCAGAAGCCATCAAGCTAGAGCATGACCTAGCAGCCATCATGGCTAAGCAGGAAGCCTCTGGCTGGCCGTTTGATGTTGAGAACGCACAGAAGCTAGAATCCACTCTCAGAACAGAGATGGATAAGCTTGCCGACCACATGCGAGAAACCTTCCCGTATGTAGACGGTGGGGAAATGACCCCCAAGCGTAACAACAAAACCAAGGGCTACTTCGAGAACGCTCCATTCTGTAAGATTAAGGAGTTCAACCCCACAAGCCGCCAGCACATCGCTTGGGCTTTCCATAATTGGAGGGACTGGAAGCCTGATCAATTCACAGATACCGGAGCACCTAAAATTGACGAAGGAGTCCTACAATCCATCGGCACAGAAGAAGCCAGCATCTTTGCTCGGATTCTTGAGCTACAAAAAGCCCTCGGGCAGCTCAGTGACGGAACAAACGCGTGGCTTAAAATGGTCACAAACGAAGGAAGGATCCACCATACTTGCCAGCTTGCAACCAACACCGGACGCAACGCCCATTCCCGACCAAATCTTGGCCAGACGAGTTCAGACCCTCGTTGTCGTCAACTTTTTGGTCCTGGTAGCGGTATGCGTCAGGCTGCTGCCGATGCTTCCGGCTTGGAGCTGCGGATGCTTGGTCATTATCTCAGTTACTTTGATGGTGGTGCGTTCGCTGACGTTGTAGTCAACGGAGACATTCACCAACAGAATGCTGATCGAGTTGGTTGTACTCGCAAAGAGGTGAAGACCCTAACTTATGCCTTTATTTATGGGGCATCCGATAAGAAAATCGGATCAAGTCTCGACAAATCGCTAAGCGAAACTGATGCCAAAAAATTGGGCAAAAAAATTAGGGCGAAATTTCTCGCAGCAATTCCGGGACTCGAAGGTCTCCTTGACGCTATTGGGCGTCGTGCTGAGTCTGACATTATTGTTGGGCTGGATGGCAGACCAATCAAACTCCAGGGGAAAAAGCACGCAGCCCTCAACTACCTCCTCCAAAGTGCTGGAGCAATTGTGTGCAAACGTTGGAACGTAATCCTTTACGATTGGTTCCAACAACAGGGCTATGTCTGGGACGTTGATTACCAATGGCTCGGATGGATCCATGATGAAATTCAACTCGCTGTCAAACCACACCTAACCAAAGATGTCAAGTTCGCGCTCGAATGGTCAATCGTCCAAGCGGGCGAATACTACGACCTCAAAGTCCCGCTCGCAGGGGAAGCAAAAGACGGAGACACCTGGGCCGATTGCCATTGAACCAGAGCTTCGTATTGATGCTGACTTCTATGGCTATCGGACTTGTCAAGTCAACGAAACAGAACTTGACTGGGGCGCTGATGTCATTACAATCCACAGCAACTTCAAGGAAGTAGTCCGTTGCTTCCAAGCTGAGATTGACAAACTGAAGCGTCGCTTCGAAACTGACCGTGTCTTGTTGTTCTTCTCAGACAGCAAGAACTTCCGCAAAACCATTGACCCTGAGTACAAGGGTAAGCGCACCAAGCGTAAGCCTGTCGGGTACAAGCGGCTTCTTGAATGGTGCTATGACCATTACAAGACTATCCGTTATGAAAACGTTGAAGCCGACGACGCATTGGGTCTGGAATGTCATCTCGATCCTAGCGATTTTATTCTTGTTAGTCCTGACAAGGACATGAAACAGATCAGCTGCAACCTCTTCAATGGGGACGAGCTGACTTACACAACTCCTGAAGAAGCTGACTACTGGTTCTGGCGACAGTGCCTGACGGGTGACCCGGTGGATGGCTACAAAGGCGTTCCTGGTATCGGTGCGAAAGGTGCCGAAAAGATACTTGCCAAAGCCGAAGATCCATGGCAGGCTGTTGTTGCCTCTTACGAGAAAGCAGGCCTGACACTTGATGATGCCATTCGCAACGCACGTCTTGCTCGGATTCTCCGCCCTGGTGAGTACAACTCAACCACTAAGGAGCCAATCCTATGGACCCCTCCATCATCTACGGTCTCGACGTAGCGCTTGTTGCTTTGATCATTTATGTCGTAGCACCTGATGCATTCGAATACGTTCTCCTTCTCATCACCGGACTACCCACATGGGTGGCACTCAGAATCAGAGGAACTCAACTCAAAACAAGACTCTGGATCGAACGACAAGCTTTCCGACCTGGAATTTTGGGACGATTACTTACGGAAATCCAGCTCTTTCAGATCCAGAGAAACCCTGCCTACCGTGACCTCTTCGACAAAATCAAGTCCCAGTCATTACAAAAGAGGGACGATTGAAGTCTGGGACTTTATCATTGATCAAGACCTGGACTACCTTGCTGGCAATTGTATTAAGTACATTTGTCGCGCAGGGTACAAGGGCGAAGAGACCGAGCTAGATGACTGGCTCAAGGTCCAAGCCTATGTCAACCGCAAGATCCAACACCTCCAGTCCAAATGAAACCACTGTTCCAACAAGCCATCGAGTTTCGAGTGGCTATGGGTCAGCCTCTGAACACCAAAGATGAAACGGTTCACGAGCTTCAGCACCGCCTTATCAAAGAAGAGTGGCATGAGTTTGATGAAGCTTTCGATCATGAGTTTAGCAGTCTTGGTTCTTTGGATGAAAACAAAGTAAACCAACTCAAAGAACTTTCTGATCTTGTTTTTGTTTGCTATCAATTTGCAGCTGCTCGTGGCTGGGATTTAGACACTGCGCTGAACCGCGTGTTTGAATCGAACATGAGTAAACTCGTTGACGGTAAACCCCTTCGCCGTGACGATGGAAAAGTATTGAAGGGACCAAACTACCAACCTCCTGTTCTCGACGACCTCATCTGAAATGACAACCCCTCAAAAGATTGCACGCACTGGCCGTGTTCAAAACTGGATTGATAATCCTGAATCACGCCTTCCCGTTTCGTGTACCGTCTTTGTTGTCGATGACAGCATGGAGGGACCGGAAGGAATTGAAGCTTCGTGGCGCTACGTCAGCCACGCCCTGCGGAATGGTGCTGGTGTTGCTGTCCACCTTTCTAAGCTCCGTCCCAAGGGACATGAGAATGGCAAGGGCTTGACTGCTTCTGGTCCGGTATCCTTTGGTCGGATCTATTCTACTCTTAACGAAGTCATTCGACGGGGTGGACATTACAAGAACGGCGCTTGCGTTTTGCACCTCGATTATACGCATGACGATGCACTTGAGTTCGTTAATGCATCACGAGCTGAGCTGCCCTGGGTTAAGCGTTGTCTTG